GGGTTCCCACAGCAACGTTGAGGTCGAATCGTACCAGAACCACCTCGTCGACGCCGTCGGCGCGCCTGCGCTACCGATGACGAACGCGTTGTTCGTGACGGCCAGACCGGTGCATACGCCGGCTCCTCCGCCGATGATGATGTCGTTCGCTGCGATGCCGGTGATGTAGAGCGTCGGTGTGTCGACGAAGCCGCTAGCATAGTAGTACGTTACGTATGCGTTTGTCCAATAATTTGATGACAGGCCGATGTTTCCGTTGTTGTTCGTCACGGGATAGAACGACGGCGTGGTGTCGTTGTACAGGACCTTCGTAGACGCAAACGGTGCCGTGGCGCTGCCACAGAGGAACGTGTTGTTTCCCATCAAGACGCCTGAAACCGCAGAGCCGGTGCCACCGCCGTAGAGGACTGCATACTGAGAGACGCCGGTCAGCGTCAGGTATTGTATGAATGCCTGGTACCAAACGGCTGCAGCCGATCCCAATCCGCCGGTGTCGGTCGTGATTGGAGCGATCGTGACAGTGTTGTTGTTCGTGTTGATGCTGAACCTTGCAGCGGATGACGTGTTGTAGAAGTAGATCGTATCGACATACATCTGCGACGTCGTCCCGTTCGCTATCGACGTGCCACCACCGAGGTTGAACATTGCACTCTGGTTGTTCGACTTTCCATAGCCACCTCGAAGGACCAGAGTGCCGCCAGTCGTGTTGGTCGCAGCCGACGTGTACGCGTTCTGGGCCTGGACGGTCATCGCGTTCGTGACGACGTCCGTCGTCTGGCCCTGTTGAATCAACTCTGGAGACGATGTCGTCTTTGTCCAGACGAACGCTGCGTTGGCACCGGCGATTCCATTGACGTAGTTTGCGTTGCTCAGGCCGTCGACGTCGCCTGACAGAGTTATGGATCCACCACCCGTTGCTGACACCGTCAAGGCTGAACCGGCTCCTGAATCAGTGAGCGTTATTCCGGTTCCTGCCGTGATCGTTCGAGCGTTTGGCAGCGATCCCGTTGCGGCCAACAGGATGAACTCTGCACCGGTCTCCGGCTTGGCAGAGCTGATAACGACCGTCGTTCCGGTCGTTGTCGCCATGGTGCCGTTTGATCCGATGATATTCTGGACGGTGGGAAGCGTTCCTGAGATGACGTAGTCCGACCCGGCGTTCGTGACCCGAATTCCACCCGAACCCGAGATGTTGGTCACCGTTTGAGCGGATCCTGAGACGTAGACCGTCGATCCGCCGCTCCCAGTCGTGACGCTGACGCCGCCGACGCCAAAGAAATTGTAGAGCGATCCACTCAGAGTGAAGTAGCTGTGTGTATTATCGACGGTGACCATCTGCGTGTTGCTCGTGATCTGCGGCACGTTTCCCGACAGCGTGAACCTCGATCCAGAATCAGCAACGACACCGATCGACGCCGTGTTTGCTGACACGACTTGAAACACCGACGATGAAACGACGGTGGTCGACCCTGAGAACAACAGCCGCACCGACGTGCCACCCGATCCTGTCAACCACGTGTTTGATGCTGATAATATCAGCGACCTGTTGCCATACGAATTCGTTCCCGTCAAGAGGTACACCGAACCCGTGGCAGCGAGGACCCACGAGTTGGGAAGCCCGGCGTCAGACGATTCCAGAACGTACGATGCATTCGCATCCGCAGCGTTCTGAAGGGGTACGTTGATGGTGTAGTTGGATCCAGAGCTGGAGACCTGCGCGAGACCCAGACCCGATATGTTATGCACGCCCACGGACGACGACACCGTGAAGTAGCTGCCCGTTTGATCGACTGAGACAGACGTGCCGCCCACGCCCGCGACCTGCACGACGTTTCCCGACAACGTGAACCTCGATCCGCTGTCCTCAACGACGTTGATGAATGAATTTGTTGAATCCAGCTGGACGATGGACGACGACAACACGAAGCTGGTCGAACCGCTGTTCTCCATGACGCTGGTACCGCCGACCGCACTGATGGCGACGACCGACCCTGAGATCACCAACGACCCACTGGCCATAGATACAACAACGCTGCCCTCGCCGACCGCCACGATCGAACGTGGGAGGGCGGGATTTGCCTCGCCGAGGACGTACGCTGCGTTTGGATCAGCAAAGCTGGACGTTGTTGACGAGCTGATGGTGAAGTCGTTGCCGGATTGAGTGACCGTCGTTCCGCCTGCACCCGTGATCGTTATTGGATCAGGAATGGTCGTTGAACCGATCTGATTGACGATCGTTTGAAGGGTTGCGAACGACGACTTGATGCTGCCGATCGACGATCCGATCCTCAGCTGCGTGTTGTTTGGATCCTCATCTCGAAGCTGCGAAAACGGCACGACGTTGAACGTGAATGAGCTGGATGCCAGGGTCGATGTCACGTTAGATGTCTCCACCCGGAACGAGCAACACCGTCGTTCCTTCGATGATGTACGAAACGAATGGTCCGACGAACGGTGCGGGGCCTGCCGCGGTGGGCATGCCGCAGCCTGATGGTCCGTACCAGCCCGATCGTTGGCGACCGCGGAATGGATCGAGCCGCTTTCCTTGGTCCTGATCGCGGCGATTTGACGCTTGGACGATCCTGTTCCTCACGGCCTGGATCTGAGTTGCATATGCTGAAGGATCGAGCTCGAGCTTGATGCGAACCTTGATGCAGGTGTCAAGCGACATCCATTCCCACCAACCCGTCGAATCGAACATGGGATCTATCGCCACCTGGCTTGAGGCCGGCATCGGCATCGTCGGATAGTAGCGTAGGTTGTACGTGCCGATCATCGACGTTTGAAAGACGGAGTTGTTTCTCTGCGAATACGGAGCCTTGCTGCAGTTGATCCACTGGCCCGCAACGCTCATCGACTTCTCCAGAGCTCGTTCACGGTAGAAGTCGGAAGGAAGCGCAAACCCAATCTGTCCGATGCCGTTGACGTTCGGCGTTGCCACCGTCTGAAAGTACTTGACTTTGTACATGTCGTGGTCGATGACAAGATCGTACAGAGCCAGTTGAGATTGACCGAGGTAGACAAGAAGCTCAGCGCTGTTTGGTTCCTCGCTGTTCTGAAGGTTAAGGCGATTGAGAACGTCGTTCGCAACGTCGCTGAATAGTGTCATGAATTAACTAGGTACCAGGTGCCAGGCGAAGGCGCCACGGCGAACGAACTTGGGTGGCACCGAATGGAAGGCACCACCCAAGAAAGGTTACAATTTGCGCAGTCGTTGTTATTCTTCCGTGGGTGGTGCCTCTCCGCCGCCCTCGTCTTTGATCGTTAGGTACCTGTGCATCCACTCACATGCAGATTCAACGTCGTCTGCCTTGATGGCATCGATCAATCCTGACATGTGTTCCTTCTCTTCGTCGGTCGCAACGTAGGAATCGCCTTCGTCGCCTTCAGCGGCATGATCGATGCCGCCAGGCGGCCTGCCTTTCATGAAGGAGATTATGTGGACGAGCTTGGGAGATCGAGGCTTCATCAGTTTCCTGCATTCTTGTTTTCGGTGATAGCGGCGCCGAAGAAGACGACCAGAGGAATGGACGGCGTGATCGGGACGGTCCCGTTGCTGTTGATCCACTGGATGTAGCTTCCGCTGACGCTATTTGGCGAGAACGGATTGGAACCGGACCCGAGCAGGACGAATTCCTGAGTGTACGTTCCTGCCGTGACGGCCTGAGCGTTTGTTCCGGTGACCGGCATCGAATCGATTCCTGGAGACAGGATTGCATTGGGTGGAAGCGTGCCGCCCAACCACGTCTTGTAGACGCCATCCCCGATCTCCTGAGTGCCGACAGCGGAGCCTGCACCCATCTGAACCGTCGATGAGATGACGTGGCTGCCGGACTGAATTGTTCCGTTAGCGAACGTTATCGGTGGCATGACGCTGCTCGAGTTGAGCAGCACGATCTTGCCGCGGACTTCTTTCGTCTGTCCAAATGGCGTTCTGTAGAGTGTGTACATGTTCTATTTCCTTGTTTCCTTCAGATCCTTGACAAGGATCAAGCAGTGACCGGATTGATCTGAATGTTGATGATGTTGTTCAGCTTGGAACTGAACACGTTGTGGTAGGCGATGTGTCTGATCTCAAGTTGATCAGCATCGGATGCTCTGACCATCGGGCCTAGGCCGTCCTGGTCCCAGGGAACTAAGCCGTCCGCAAGGGGAAGGTACTCGAGCTCGCCCTCTTTGAAGCCCCAGATCACGTTCGACGGGACCGAGGGGTCCTTGACGAGCAGGGCGCCACCGATGTCGATGCCACGAATGAAGCCGTCCTCAGAATCCTTTTCCAGAAGACCGTCCTGAATCAGGTCCAGTGCCGCAACGACCCGTTGCTGAGTCACGACCGGGTTCGTTCGATCTCGATCGCGAAGTTCTTTCTGAACGGCATTGAAGGTCAGTGCGTTGCAGACGAATCGATTCACGCTCTGGTGACGTTGGCCTTGGTGAACGGCATGGGCGGTCGTTATCGCATCGGTGAGGCTAGAATAACCGCTAGCGTTGAAGCTGGTACCGACGTAGCCACGGCTATTTCGACGATCGACGTTGAAGAAGCTCGTCTCCGTCTGAGCAACGCCGCCGGTGGGGCAGAGCTGTGCCAGACCGATGAAGCCTTGCTGAGAGACCGCGGTCGTCGATGCGTTCGCCTGAGCGATGAAGATGTAGTCGCCTACCGCGAGGGTAGGAATGCCGTTCGTTGCGTCGGTGACCGACTGAGCGAAGACGAGGCCCGGAATGTTGGGGTCCACCTTGTAGACCTGCATGCCGATAGTCGTGATGCCGGTGCCGCGGGCTCGAAGGTTTCCGCTGTTCGAAGAGGCCGCCACATCGATGAACGATGAGAGTGGATAGAAGTTCTGAAGTGTGTTTGCATCGACAAGGACGATCGTGTCGTTCGCAACGTTCGTTGTCGTGATCGCCGAGACCTGTCCGATGACCTGGTAACCGTTGCCCCAGAGTTGAGAGGACATGTCCTGAAGAAGCTTGTAGTACGCATCCTTCATCGACTTGTCAAGGACGCTGATGAAGCGAGTCTCGTTCGTGGCGGCCTGAGCGGCGAAGATGCCAGGAAAACGAGTGACGATGTTGTAGCTGACCGGAGGAATGAGGAACTGTCCGCCGGATCCGTACATGTTGAGCTTGGCCTGTCCCTGAGCCGTGGAGAAGTCAGGGGAGCCTCCGTTGGCAGGACCGTCAGAGGCAGCATATGCCTGGTAAGAACCACCCATCTCAGCATACGCATTCTTCGTTCGAACGAGCATCTTGATGGCGGGAAAGTCCTCAAGGAGGTTGAACGACAGAGCGGGAGCCACCTTGTAGTTCTGTTTGAGGTATGTGTTAGCTAGCGTCGATGCTACGGTCATGTTCTTTGATCCTTTCGCTGAGCGTACAGCGTTGTTCTAGTCATTAACTAGCAGAATGATCGATCAACGCACCCACTTTGATCGATCGATGGCCTGCCTGAACTGATTGCCTGCCTGCCTACGATAACGAGCGACGGCCGCTGCCTTCGCACGTTCGAACATGACGTCGTCGGGCTTCGGCGGTGGCTTCTTCTCGAACTCCTCGGGTTTGGCACGAAAGTGATAACAATCCCGCCAGGCGTAGAGAAACGCGTCAGTGGCGTGGTCCTCTTGTCCCTCACAAGGCCGGAGCGTGCCATCCTTTTCCTTCTCTCGACGATCCCACGAGAGCTCCATCATCTCGTTGAGTAGGATCTCCGGCGATCCTCGAACGAAGAGCACGTGCCGCCTCGAGACGTCTGCATGAAGCAGCTGCATGAACTTCGACTTGTCACGCTTGTCGGCGGATTCCCAAGGTTGGTTGAATCGTTGTTGAAGCGTCAGGACCATCTGAGCGTTTGCCGGATCGATGATCATCCTGCGTGGCTTGAAGGCGTTACGCTTCTGTTCGGCGACCTGTGCAAACTCGATGATGTCCTTTTCTTCCGCCTTCCACACGTCGACAACGTACAGCTCAGGCCTTGATCTGCAGTAACAGCACGTCACGATCGCCGATGCATCCCGCCTGCCGGTGTCGGCTCCCAGTACGTACCGCCACCGGTCACTTGGATCTATCACCGGAAGCCGGTCGACGACGTGTTTCCATCCGATCCCTGCATAGACGAGCAGCTCCTCGTTGAACGTCCATTCGCCACACCACATCTGTCGCCACGTCGGCGTCTGCTCTCGAGTGGGATCCTCTGCCAACGCCTCTCTTGTCTCACGATCGTAGTCATAGTGTGGATTCGCCTTCGCGATCCACCTGTGGACCCGCCAACCCTTCTTCCTGCGATCGTCGTCCAGGCCCTCTGCCTCTGAGGCGGTGACGAAGTAGAAGAAGCGCCTTTCGTTTGACGGCGTTCCTGTCAACGTGACCGTGCCGTGCCAATCGCCCAACAGAGGCCATATCTCGCGTTCTATGAACTCCTCGAGGTTGATCTTCCAATCCTGTGCTTCATCTATGCAGATCAACCTGAACTTCTGACCGACGATCTTCTGCTTCTCGTCATCTCGATCCGCACCGATCAGCATGATCATCGATCCGTTTGGAAGCTCGATCGTCAGTGAACCGACCTTGAACTCGCACTTGATGTTACACAGCTTTGCCTGGACCATGAGGATGTCTCGCCACATCGTTCGTTCGGCCTCGCCTCTGGTTCCAGAAAGGTATGCGACCTTGCAACCGGCGTTCGTCGCCGCCTCGATCCAGAGCTTTGCACCGACTGCCCAAGACTTGCCCGATCTCCTGGAACACAGGGCCGCCAGCTTTCTTGACGACGTGTCCGTTGCGAATGCTAGCTGCTCCGGGAACAGGGATCGTTTGAGCGCCACGATCGAGGGATTCTCGATCAACCCACGTTCGATGGCGATCCTTAAGGCGAGCTGCCTATCAACCTTCCTCGTTGGGCCCACGCTTCCCCCTTGGAATGTTGATCAGCTCCTTGGGATTGCATCCGACGATGTTCATGATCTCCTCGTCGGACATCTGCTTCGCCTGCCTGTACTCGCGCAGCACGGCGTCGTCGTGCTCGATCTGTTTTGATTTCTGATGGCGCTCTCGCATGTTGTCGAGGATCCTTTGGTTTTCCTTGAGCCGGTCGTAGACGTTCTGTGGAATGGGCTTGTCTGCTTCGGTGCCACCGAAGATCGTTCTGACGTCGTCGAGGATCATCTTCGTGACAAGCGCACAGGCCTTGTTGACGTTGTCCTCCTCATCGACCTGCATGCGCCTGACCTCAGAGAGTTCCTTGCCCTTGAGCTTGTGTGCATCGGTGCCGAAACGAACGGCACGGCTGAAGGACTTGAAGTTCACGTGACCCATCAGGCAAGCTCTGCCTTCCTCACGTTTGAGATCGGCAAGATGGACGTTGAACCGTCGTCTCGATCGATGATCAGCCATTCACAATCTGGCCCGGCTTTGATTGCCTTGATTCCGAACGCTCCGGCTCTGATGTAATCGTGGGATTCCCACATCACCGACAACGTCACCGATTTGATGTTCCAGATCGCCCGCTGCGGATGATCGCTCTGTGAGTTGGGGGACGTGATCGAGTTGGACGGCGGCACAACGGCGTGTTGCTGTTCGTCGCATGGCGGGGGACACATGGCCGTCGCGACCAGCGAGCCGAGCGTGGGCTCTTCAACACGGAGGGCCTTGTTGCTTTTCTTTGCACTCATTTGATTGCTCCCAGCCTTTTTTGTTCGTCAAGAAAGTATGCAACCCGCTTGGCCGTGGACCATGATGCCATCTGAGCCCAAGAGGGTGCTCGACCGCCGCTGGCGACGGGCAACGAAGCCGCGTTGTTTGGCATGGCCTTCTTCGGAGATGCAACCACGTTGGACGCCAGCGTTGCGGGTGGCGATGCACCGCCGATCTTCTTGAGACCGGACAACTTCTTGAACGTCGTTGATGCGTGCTCGACCAATCGATCCTCCTCGATCCTTGCCGCCTCGTTGACGAGATCGTCGATCTCTTCCTTATTCAACGAATTGATATCGATTCCAGCTTCGTTAAGCGACTTGTAGAACGTGTTCCTGACGTTGTCGATGGATCCCAATTCACGAACCGCTTCAAAGTCGTCTGGGTTCTTATCGATGATGCCCTTGAAGAACGTTCGATCGGCGTCGATATTTTTGTTGTACGTTCGTTCTGATTCCTCGCGTTCCTTGTTTGCCTTCCACACCTTGAGTTGCTCGATCTCCGACTCGACGGTCTTGGGGACCTGCAACTTCGCCTTGTCACCCTTGATGTGTTGTTTGAGTGCAGGTATTCGATCTATGACGGCATCAGGATCCTTCACGAGCAGTTCCTGCAGCTCCCTGTATTCCTTTGCGGCCGTGGCGTCGGATCGACGCTTGATCTCCAAGTCGTGCTTTCGCCTGGCATTGAAACGTTCTATGTTCGATGGCTTCTTTGATACCTCGCCCTTGGTGTCGATCGTGGGGTCACTGCCTTCAATGGTGGTTTCCACCTTTGTGTCCGCGACGGGCGATTCCGTGGGCGGCGTGGGTGTTGCTGTTGCCTCGCTGCCCTCGGCCGTCGTAGATGCTGCTTGTCCTTCTGTGTTTTCCATCACTTGCCTTCGTTTCCTTGTTTCTTTTCTTTCTTCAGCTGTTCGAACTGAAGCGATATCTGTTCGAACTGCAATCGTAGCACGCCGAGTTGCTGGCATATGTTGAACAGGAGCACGTCAAGGCGTGGTGGCTGATCCCGGGCGATGGGGGCGGGTCCCTTCTGAGACGAGCTCCAGAGCTGACCGGCCGCCATCTTTAGATCGTCCACTTCGCTGCCCGGTACGTCCGTCACGATGCTGCCCCAGCCGGGCCGCCTGCGGGTCCACCAGCCGGGCCTGGTGGGGGCGACATCGCCGCTGTCAATTGAGCCAGCTTCTGTGCCACCACGGTCGACATCGTCGTCGTGTCGATGCAGCTGTTGAGAAAATCGACGAGCAGGTCGATCGTTCGCTTGTCTTCATCGTTGTTGAACGCTTTGTTGATCTCCTCAACGACGATCTGAACCACGATCGATTGGTCAGTGGCGAGGAGGAACTCGTCCGCCGTTCCTGGTTTCTGTTCCTCAAGGATTTCGTCGATGATCTTGTCCAGTCGATCGAACTGGCTCGTGAACCGTTCCAGGACGCCGTCCGGATCAGGAATGTCGAGCTGTTGGGCCATGACCTCACGCGACATCAGGCCCTGCTGTGCCATTTCGTTGATCAAAGCGAACCTACCAGAGGGCGTGTTCGGCAGGTTTGCGGATGGCATTGCCTTGACCTGATAACAATCGGCAGCGACGCTGGCATCCTTCCACTTGATTCCTTCGAGGAACTTGCGACCCTGAACCCTGATGTTGAATCCCTGGGTCTCTGCATCGATCCTGACGAGCTCGATCATCATCTTCGTCGCCTCGCTGTGAAGTCGATCCCACTGCTTCATGTAGTCACTGAGCCTGACCGATTGAGTGTCCCTGTACTCACGCTGAGCCGCTCCACTGGCATTGGGACCCAACGGAGTTGAAGCGTTGACAGAACCCTCGTTGAGACCGATCAGTTGAAACGCAAACTCGTGCTGCCACTGAAGCCAGGGAATGAAGTCCTGGGGTTGGATCGATGGAATGATCAGAGGAATGGGCTGTCCCATTGCGTTGTTGTACGGAATCAGAGCGCCTGGCCTGCTGTAGATCTCCTGGCTGATCATGTTTTCTTCTGGAACGAGGATCCTGGGCATTGCCACCATCGCCATCGATTCGACGAAGTATTGACAGCACTGGTTGATGTGGTTCTGCAGGCCAAAGAGCTGCTGAGCGATTCCTGTTCCCCAGTACGATTGCTGCGACTCTCGCCACCTGATCGGTATGAGTGGAAAGCTTTCCAGCATCCAGGATTCATCGACCAACGTGCAGGTCGAACAACACGCGACGTGTCTACCATCGTTTGCACCGGGTGCTGAAGGCAGGCGCCATGCCTCGATGATGGTGACGTTGTTTGAAAGGCTGGACGATCGAGCGCCGACGGTTGACACGGCGGTCAGCTTGTTCCTCGTCGCCTTCGCGATCAGCTCGGCCTGTTTGGGAAACGCCTGGCACAGCGATATGACATCGTTCATCGTGCACAGCATCTGTTCTCGAGGTCGCATCATCGATCCTTGAACGTGATCGACGAGAACGTCTCCTGGCCACACGTTCTCGCAACGGGGATTGCCGAACATGTCGGTGTAACAGTACAGGAACCCGGTTCCACAGACGAGCGAATCCTTTCCTGCTCGTGGAGCCATGACGTCCAACGACGATTGCGTCTTGCATCCGTCGGCGAACTGTCCGAGCTTCTTGCACTGGCGCGATAGCTTTCCGCCTCCGTTCGTGGGAAGTATCCTGATCCGTGGCGGGTCCTTGAACACCTGGTTGACGACGGCGTCGACTGCGCTGCCGATGACGTTGTGAGTGACCATCAGTTCATCCGCTGACGTGTCCATGGCTCGAACGCCGTTCATTGCAACGTTGAACGTGTCCTCGTACTTTGCTGCGTACATTCGAAAGATGTTGTTTCTCGCCTGGTTGTAGCGAAGGATGTCCTTCGCCTCGGTGAAGACGGCGTTGTAGACGTCTTTCTTTGGTTGCATCCACCACGCATATGAGAGACTGTTTGATAGAACTGATTCGTCGAAGTTGAACTTGATTCCGTTATCACCGTTGTCACCGTTTTCCATGTCAGAGCACCTCCCCTTCGGTTCCGTTGACGAAGGCGTCGTATTCCTTTGGCGTTATGCTGTACGCCTTGAGGACCTCTGAATCAAATGGAACTCGAGTTGGTTCGATGCCGACGCTCGTCAGGGCCTGCAGAGGATCGTTTTTCTTTGTCACCCCGGTGGATTGCCTGGATAACTTGATCATTGCACCTGCCCAGTGCAGCTCGGTCACTGCATACCCGCAGTCCGTCGCTGCTATCAGGATGCGTGTCAGCTCGTTGGCGAATGTGTCGTCTTGCATGAATCTAAGTATGTGTCCATGCGAAATCCGTGGGTCTTTTTGATGGATCCGTTGCGAGCAACGTGGAGAGCCATTCGACACAACGTCCGCAACGCGGGGAGCAATTCGACACAACGTGTGTTGCCTTCAGTCGTTGTCTTCACTCGGCGACCTTTTTTGTCGCAGAGATTGAGTAACCGTCGGTTCTAGCGTCTTCTCCTTCGCTGATTTTTTCGGATGGATAACGTAGATCGTCTTTCGCAGGTCGATTCCCTTGTTTCCGCGGTTCTTTCGTTCGTTTCTGGAGATGCGAGCCAACGCAGAGATCGGGTATTTTTTGTCGATTCCTTTTTGTTTGCTGCAGATGGCGGTGAACAGGTCGAACAACCCCTCATCGGGAGTGTGAAAGATCGTTTCATTGAGTGCATGCAACGTTTTTTTCATCTCCACAAGCATCGCTTCAGACATCTTGTCCTTTTCAATATCGGATTTGAAGGGTTCGTTGTTCTTTGCAAACTCAACGTCAATGGCACACTTTCGTCTATTCATCGAGAGTATCTCCTTCAAGTTCCTTGACAGCAAACATGATGATCCTTCTTGTCGACCATCCGGTCGATTCCTTGATGGCGTTGAACCTCAACCTCTCTGACTTCGTCAGGTACGCTCCGGTTTGGTAACCCTGGGTCGGATGTTCCTTTTGTTTTGTCTCCGCATCGTCCCTTGTGTCGTTTGCTGGTGCTATCATTTGTCCTCTTTATTCTTCAATATTGTACCATGTACTGTCAGCAATGTTCACCGACCACGACCCTTTTGCACCAGGGTCCGTCCGTGGACACGACAACGAATGGACACGCTGGAAACGTTCCCATCGCAGGCAAGTACCTTGAAAACCACAGGTCCTTGTCAGTCGATAGAAGGACGTGTACGTCGATGATGTTGTATGATACGATGATTCCAGGCGCTGATTCATAGCAATGAACGTGCCACACTGACTTTCCTGACGTTTCGATGAGCTTCCTTAACTTTTCAAACTCGTTGTTGTGACCCATGACCGCGTTGTTACAAGCGAATGCCTGAGGCATCGTCATACACTTGTTGCAGATGTGAATGCAGCTCGCGGTGTTTGCATACCTGATGTTCCTCGGCGAGGACACCTTGAGTTGAACGATGTGATGCTCTGACGTGAAGTCCGCACCGTCAAAGTCCTCTTGCTTTCCTTCGTTGTTCGTGAAGTCCTCATTGAATTGTTTCTTCAATTCTGCAACAACAAATTCATAGTTCCTCTTTGAAACGTTTGCATGTGCATTCGTATCAAACGGTTTGAATTCTGCTCTGACCTTTTCAGAACAGTGATGACACAGACCGATCTCTTTCGCCAGCTTCAGAAGCTTTGCACGTTGCCATTCCGTTATTGTACTCATAATACTATGTAGTAGTATGAATGCAATCGTTGCCCAACATCGTTGAACAAATTTCAAAAAATTGTGTAGAATGGAGCGCCCTTCAGGAATCGAACCTGAACGATCTGACCGACTTGAACGGAGGAGAAAAAGTCTATCTGATCGAAACCAATTGAGCGCTTATGTTGATTTCCTAGACCTTTGAGAAAGCGCTAAAGCCTCGAGATATGCTTCACGAACGTTCTTGTTCCTTTCGCCTATGGTTTCAGCCAACGCGGCTCCATACGCTGTTCGTGGGCTTTCTGTGGGCTTCAATCGCCTGTTCCTATGCAGTTGCCAGGCATGAATGCATGCAGACACGATGCATGCGATTGAACTAGCAACGTTGATGATAGATTGTGGATCGATGTGGTTCATTTGATCAATCACTGCGGAACGACTGCATATTCGATGGCGAGCGAGACCAACGGAGACGTGCCGGCGCCGGCGATTCCTTCAATGGCAAAGAATGCACCCGGAGTGAGAATGATGCTGCTAGCGATCTCTTCGATGTTGGGCGGGTTCCACGTTGTCACGGTGCCGACATACGCGTCGAGCGAGAACGCGCTTGACCTGATGATGACCGGCGTGTTCGTGAGCGAGACGCCGCTGTACGCTTTAGAAACATCGTTTGCGTTGGTTGTCACACCGCTAAGAAGCGTACACGATCGAATTGCGGCAGCAGTCTCTAGAGGCAACGTCGTCGGATTCAATCCCTGACAATACCATAGAGAACCAGCACCTAGCGTTCCGCTGACATACGCGAATATGACCTTGAGGATTTCAATGTTCTTGCCCGAACCAGCAGGATTCACTAACGCCAGTGGCGGAGTCGCCGTCAACGCCGTTCCTGGAGCTATTCCAGCTGTCGCCGTTGTCGCAACGAACGTGAGTCCACGAGACGCGTTTTCATAGTATCTGCCGTGAACGTCCCCAACAGCCAACGCGCAGTCTCGCGTCGTTCGTAGGTCGACGAGCGAACCATCCTGACCAAGAACCGGACCCGTTTTTGCTTGAACTTCGTATGCCATGTCAGTACGTATTCTCTTCCTTAGAGTTATTGAACCGTCAATGCCAATCCAACCGCAGGTGCAGTGCTCACCAACGTGCCACCAGCAGGAAACGTTGCAGGCATTGCTCCGGCTGAGAGTCCCGTGACCTTCCACGCAATCGGCGTCGTGGTCGTACCTGCTATCAACCAATTCGGAAGGTACTTGTTCGGACCCGTGATTGCTTGTATGGTGCTGGCCGTCGTTCCCAGGGAATCAACCTTGAGCACGATCCAATACAGACCAGGCGGGCCTATCGTATTTGTGGACGAATTTATCGTCTTCATTCCTGACGTTGTACCAAGAGCAACGGCACCGCCACTCGTGTATTCACTCGACGCCGCGAACGTTTTTGGGTATCCAGTGAATGATAGATCGTCATAGATCGCCATTCTGACGTTCGATCCTGCGGTCGCCGGTGCGTTCGTTTGAAACAAATAGACACTTGTGCAGAACACCGTGGTGTCCGTGATAAAGATCGGCATGGCAAACATGTCGCCGGCAACGCACGTGTAGGGCGTTCCTGCCCACGATGTGTATTCTGGAAGGTAGATCTGAGGTGAAGAGGTATTGACGCTTGTCTTGACGATGGGACGACGATCGGCCAAAACAAACGGTATTGGCGAGACCGACGTCTCACACGAACCCATCGGTTGTCTATCGATCGCTTCCTCGCATAGCGATAACGCGGCCTGAACGATTGCCTGAGCACACCGTTGATAACCGAGGTTGTTTGGATGCAGACCATCCCAAGCGAAGTATGTGTAGATGTTCGTTGGAAAGCTAGCGTCCGTCTCGCCATGAAACAGCGCTGCGTCAAAGTCAGCGACCTGAACCATCGATCCAAACTGTGCGACTGCATTTGCAATCGCGGTGTTCCAACCCGCAACGTCAGCCTGAGCAGCAACGTGGTTTGCAGGCGTTGCTCCAGAGAAGTCCGTGTTTGCCCCGTAATATCCACATGCATAACCGTTAAGCGTACGTTGAATAGAATATTTGATGCTCGTTGATGAATTGTTTGCAGTCTTGCTCAACGTGATGGACGTGGTGCTACCAACAGCTGATATCGTCGTTCCTGATTGAATCGCATTTTGAGAATCGAGCTCAACGATCGATCCGTTGACGTCAGTGCCCGACAAAAAGTTGGCAACGTTGCTCGTGAAGGTCGTTGTTCCATTCGTCACGCCGTCACCGAACGACATCGTGATCTGTCGACACGGCAACTGGGGCATGTTGCACACGATGACAGGCGAGGGTTTGAAGCTCTCGATCCAACACCCATCGACGTAACACGTTGCTCCTGAGATCGTCGTGATCTTGAGGTTGATCGTTTGACCTGCGTTTGCAGCACTCAATCCGTTTGTTGCAGCGGTGAACCTGACAGGAACTGGAGCAGCAGCGGCGGTGGCACCGGCGCCAAAGTTTGGTGTGGCGGTGTTTTGCAGGTTAGTCGTCAGACCAACGATTCCGGTCGTTCCTGTGATCGTGCCACCCCACGTAACGATCAACGTGTTTGTCGTGCCATTGAATCCGACGAGGTTGAAACAAATTGGTTCCCCTTGGTAACCCGAGGGGATCGTGAACGTCGCCGTCGACGTACCAGACGAATCGACGGCAGTTGCTTGAATCGCAAATCCTGACGTGAAATCGGCGGCTGAAAGCGCTGAGTTCGAAAAGTTTGTTCCGTGGGCCCATTGAGCGCTGTTTGCACACAGAAACACCTGCGATGCTCTGCACCTGGAGATCAACGTGGTGTATGTATTTGTGCACACGGTCTGCAACAGCGTCTGAGCCATGCCAGTTGCCGCAAACCCGACGTCATTGACTCCCCAATGAAAGAGATAACAACCACCCGTTCGACCATACGGTGGCAACGGTGTGGGTTTCCTGATCTCGTTCAACGCCTTTGCGTAGCCACCCTGTTGCCATCCTGCCTCCGTAAGAACGGCGGCATTGCGACCGTGATTGATGACGTTTTCTTTTGGAATCCCAAGCGCTCTAGCGGCCAAGAATTGCATTGAATAATCATCTGACCACTGAACGATGTAATTTCCTCCCTGAGGATTCGTACCGTTGATTGAATTCTGAAAGTACGAATGTCCAAAGCACTCCAACCCATTGATCGGTACCGGACGAACCAGAGGCGTCGATGTTGTCAGCGTCGTTGGCATTAGTTGATCACGGTCACAACGACCGTTCCTCCCGCGGCACTTGAGATCGCGGTGATTTGACCAAGTGCGACATCATCAAAGTACGTTCCCCCTGTCCCATCGTTTGCCGCAGAGCCTGCTGACAATGCGAGATGGTACGCAGTCGAAGTCGGTGTCTGACCGTTGAACGCAAGGTAGATCTTCGTCGTTCCCGTGTTCTGGATTCTGATCTGCTTACACTCCCCGCCGGCATAGATGCCAACTGGTGTCGTGCCGACGACATACTGGTACGGAGTAGATGCAACGAATCCGATCACGCTGTGCGTCTTTGTCACCGGATTCGGAATGATCTGTATCAACATGTCCAGCATCAACTGAATGTTCGTGTTCAGCAGATCGAGCATGTCGTATTCGCGTTTGTTAGCGAAGAAGAGTTCGTTGTTTCCGCCCGTCGTCGCCGCCGATATCGCTAATGGCAGGCTCGTGCCGGGCACCGTTCCAGCGATCGTCAGAGGTGGCGTGTTCGGCGAGACCTGAACGACGATCGACTGATCAGCCGCCGTCGCAACCTGACCGGATGTCTTAATTGCAGCACCGATTGAAAGTGGCTCCCCGCCGTAGCCGGATGCGACCTCGACCCGATTTTGGTTGGCCACATAGACGATGTCCACAACCAGCGACGCCGACGTTGTCACGTTTCCTAGTGTGTTGACTCCAATCACTCCGTACAGCGTCGTGTAGGCGTTTGGAATCCTCGTGTTGACGAACGCCAACAACGTGAATTGCGCGGTGTTAGGCGGCGCAACCTCGAGCGAAACGGCCGTCTGCGTGAGCGAGATCTTGTAGACGAGCGATTGCGTGTTCAGAAAGCCCGTTGGTAGCGTCAACACCTGACTCAACGTCTCAGACGTCGCCGACGATCCAGCGGTCACGAGCCTGATCTGGTTCGTCGCCAGCGTACTGTCGATCTGAACCGTTATTTGCGTTTGCGGCGACGAGTAGCTGTCTTGCAGACCAAAGTACGCATACTGATTTGCGGCCGTCGCGAGGCCTGGAACGTACTGCGCCGTGACGAACAATTGAATGGGCGCGTAGTCAAGAGATCGTGCGACAACGGTGTTGTTGCCACCGCTGACGGTTCCAGACACAATCAAATTCGACGAAGCAACAGAAACCAATCCACTCGTTGCCGCAATGAACCAATTGCTGACGCTTCCGGGGTTCGTCAATGTCCCCCCTGGGTACCCACTGACGAGTGTCAAAGACGTGTTGCTTTGAACCGAAGCGACTTGCGTCAAGTAGAAGTCAAAATCACTCGACAACTTGACGTATTGATATTGTTGAACGGTCGATAGGAATGATGTCCCTGTTCCGGTGACGGACGTTGACCCGTTCGTGAATGTGCACGTTCCGATCGACGACTCCAACGACGATCCGAAGAACGAATCTCGGAACCCGAGCTCGTCTGTCAGCACCGTGCCACGGGTCATTAAGTTCCCACTAGGATCTGAGTACAACGTTGTTCCAATCGTCGGAACGACTTCAATTGGATTAGGATAATAATCCTGCGTCGTCAGAAGCAAATTGACTGAACCGCTTACACCGACAGTTCCTTGTTGCGTAACGAACACAGATCCAGAAACTGCTTGTGGGCCAGAAGTGTAGACGCTCGTTCCACCCGTTGGTGGCGTCGTTGAAACAGATCCAGAAACGTTGATCGTCGCCGGCCAGTTCGTGATCGCCGCAGAAACTGATCCTGAAATTCCCTGCAAACCTGAAGTGAATACGTTCACAGACCCAGTCACAGATTGTGGACCGGATGTATACGAAGGGCCAGTGATTGACGTCAACGTTCCGCTGACACCGATGATAGCAGGCCAATTCGTTATCGTTGCGCCAACAGATCCTGACACTGCCTGAGGACCGGATGTGTAGACACTGGTTCCGCCGATGGGAAGCGTCGAGACCGTGCCTGAGATGCCCTGAAGACCGCTCGTGAAGATGTTAACCGATCCTGAGATTCCCTGCAAACCTGATGTGTAGACGTTCGTTCCACCTGCTTGAGGAAGGTTGCTGATCGAAACAGATCCAGAGACGCCGACGGTCGCTGGCCAATTCGTAATAGCGACAGATCCAGACACGTTCTGAGGACCGGATGTGTAGACGCTCGTTCCACCCGTTGGTGGCGTCGTTGAAACAGATCCAGAAACGTTGATCGTCGCCGGCCAGTTCGTAAGAGCGACTGATCCTGAGATTCCCTGCAATCCAGAGGTGTAGACGTTCGTTCCACCAGATTGTCCAGTCGTCGCAACGGTTCCTGAAATACCGATGACCGCCGGCCAATTCGTGATCGCCGCGGAAACTGAACCGCTTATTCCTTGCAAACCTGAGGTGTAGACGTTAACAGATCCAGTCACCGCTTGCGGTCCGGATGTGTATGAAGATCCAGGCGTTGACGTCAACGTACCAGAAACGCCGATGATTGCCGGCCAATTCGTGAGTGCAACCGACCCAGATACAGCCTGAATTCCGGAGGTGTACACACTGGTCCCACCGATGGGAAGCGTCGAGACCGTGCCTGAGATGCCCTGAGGGCCTGATGTGTAGACGTTCACGGACCCGGTCACAGCTTGAGGACCTGATGTGTATGAAGGACCAGATATTGATGTCAACGTACCAGAAACGCCGATGATTGCCGGCCAATTCGTTATCGTCGTTGGCTGGTTCACAGGCAAGTTGTTGATGTTGACTGCACCGCTGACCAACTGAGCGCCGCTGGTGTAGACGTTGAGACCACCCGTGAAAGGCGTCGTTGAAACCGTTCCTGAAATGCCGATGACCGCAGGCCAATTCGTGAGTGCAACCGACCCTGAGATTCCCTGCAATCCAGAGGTGTAGACGTTCGTTGGACCAGGCGTTGAAACGAACGTGCCGCTGACGCCGATCACAGCAGGCCAATTCGTTATTGTCGTTGATTGATTGACTGGAAAGTTCGCTACGCTGACGCTTCCGCTGATTCCCTGAAGGCCACTCGTGTAGACGTTCGTTCCACCCGCTTGAGGAAAGTTGCTGATCGAAACAGATCCAGAGACGCCGACGGTCGCTGGCCAATTCGTCAACGTAACGGGCTGGTTCGCTGGAAAGTTCGCTACGCTGACGCTTCCGCTGATTCCCTGAAGACCTGAGGTGTAGACGTTCGCTGCAGGAATGCTTGACACCACGATCGATCCAGACACCGCCTGAATTCCGGAGGTGTACACACTGGTCCCGCCGATTGGAAGCGTCGAGACCGTGCCAGAGACCGACTGAGGGCCGCTGGTGAAGACGTTGACCGATCCGCTGATTCCTTGAGGACCTGAGGTGAATGCGTTGACGTCTCCGTAGATGAATTGAATTGGAGGAAAGTTTGTCACCGCAACGTTTGGCAAAAACGTTCCGCTGATTACGGCGACCGTCGACAGCGACCCTGTCACCCACAACGCTCCGCTGGAGTCTAGATTGAGTGGATGAGGACTGGGATTTCCATTAACATCCAACGTCATTGCATGAGAAACGTTGTCAATCAACGATGGTGGTAGCAAATTCGCCATATCACATATGTAGGTCGTCCTGAAGAATTCTGGACAGACATTGTGGTTTGTTTCGACGATCGATCGAGATCGCTTTTCAGTCGATTCAGGTTAGATTCTTCATCGACGTTCCAGAACGTTGTCCTGGATCATTTGATGGGCGGAGACGATGGTGTTCCTG